TCGGTGCGAACATGGCTTTTGCAAACTATATTATTTATAGTGCTTACTTGCGAAAAGTGACACCCACTGCCCCAATTACCGTGTCAGGGAAAACCTTGTTTGACACGATTGAGCTAGAGTTTGCTTCTCGTGTTTACATTTAATTTTATACTATCTAAGTCAATCAAGGCTTAGGTAGTAACCCCCTAAATTTATGTATAAAAGATGACATCTGTACTTTATGGACAAAATTAAGATTCGATGCTCCGCCAACAGAAATCCAGGTGAAGTTAGCGATCGCCCAAGCACATCTTGATATTGGTAGAAGTAAACTTAATTAAGTTAATTAAGCAAAAACAAAGTATAATAGACCTATTAGCATTAAAAAGGAAAATCAATCATGAAAGCCAAAAAAACTGCTGTTGAAGGACAAAAGAAAATTAAAACCGTTCCTCCTGCTGTTGTATCCGAAGATGAGGATGCTTTAGGGGAAGGGGAGACATTGAAGGAATTTGACGACAGAATGGCTAAGAAATATCCAAAAAGAAGTTATGACGATTTGACAGAAGAGGAAAAACGCGAACGTGCCAAGCGTTTTGTAGCTCAAGGGCCGGAAGACTGGTAAACCCCGACCTGCACCCGTACAGAAAGACTCGGTAAATCTATTCTCAAAAACAATGGTCACTACCTTAAACCGTCAAAATCCCCCTAGCTTTGATGCTGCTCCTACCAAGGAACAGATGCGGTTAGCGATCGCCCAAACACTATCTCTCCCGTCAATTTATAATTCTCCGGTTATTGTTTTGGACTTTGAGGTGGGTGATGATGGTAAAATTACGGGACGGTTTAAGGATGCTGATCGTCCTCGTGTGTTTAGCTTCGAGATTTTGGACGATATCCGTTTTAGTCCTTTTAAGATTGGGCGACTGGACAATGAGGAGGAATGGGAGGATTTTTCCCTTGGTTATAGCTTTCGCTTTGATACACCCCGAGGGGCTAAAAAAAAGCCGCAGTGCGTGAAGCCCACATCTTATAATTGTGGTAAATCTTGTATAAATATTAAGAAAAATTGCAGGCGCAACCCCGATGATGCTAACTCAAAAGATAGAATAGATAAACTAAAGTCTCTGGCGAAGGATTTTAAAAACGGGCAAAAAGGGGGAGAAAAACAGAAGGAACCAAAAGTTTCTGAATCAAAGGACAAGAAACTTTCTTACTCTAATTTTGAGAGTGACTTTGAAGACCTTTATTTTGAGGAGCAAAGGAAGCAAGAATTAAAAGGTGTTGTAGCAATTAAACGCAGGCAGATGTTAGATATTGCCGAAAGGAAGTACAATGTTCCCCGTGAACAGTTAGAGGATTATTTCGAGAAATTAAAAGATAATAAAAAAATATTCTCAGTAATGGAGAAAGGAGAAGAATTATTATCTTGGGCTGGAGGACAGACACCCAAAGAGCAGAAAAAACAACCTGCACCCAAATCCTCTAAAACAAAAGACCTGGGTGCAGGACAAAAAGCGATCAAAGAAAAACAGATATCTTATACTAAATTCGAGAAAGATTTTAAAGAATTTTATAACGAAGAAAAAAGAAAACAGGAACTACAGGGGGTTGTAGCAATTAAACGTAATAAGTTGTTAGATGATTATGCCAAAAAAAATGGAATTTCTCGACAGCAATTAGATAGTCATTTTGAAAATCTTAAAACCAATAGTAAGATATTTTCTGTCAAAGAGAAAGGGGAGGAGTTGTTTCAGTGGAACTAGATTAATATTTTAAAAGTAAACTAAAACAGATCCAATCAAAAAAACTAGAATTAATTGATTTTTAAAAACATGATCACAATTTCAAGTTATCAAACCCCCCTCCGCCTTGATACTGCCCCAACAGAAGTGCAGATGAAACTTGGTATTTCTCAAGTCTTGTCGATGCCATTTGCCTACAACTCTCCGGTTATCGTTCTGGATTTTGAAGTAGGCAACAAAAACATCATTAAAGGACGGTTTAAGGACGCCATTAGATCCCGTGTTTTTGAGTTTGAAATCGGGGATTCCATTACCTTCAAACCGTTTACCTGGAAACGAACGGACAGCCTCGACGTTGACCCCGTGGCGTGGGAGGACTACTCAAAGGGGTATTGCTACCGATTCGATGTAGCTAAGACCGTTAGGAAGGAAAAACCTAAGTGTGGCAATACTTCCTATAACTGTGGCAAAGCCTGTATTGGGTTGAATAAGAATTGCAAATCAGATCTACCGGATAAACCCTCCCAAGAAAAAGTCGATAAACTCAGAGCCGCAGCAGGGAAATTTAAAAGCAAAGCCGAGATACTTGTCGCAAAAGATGCCAGACATAAAGTCAAGAGTGTTACCGAGAAAGATGGCATAATATATGTAGAAACTGAAGAAGTAACTAATTCAGATATAGACAAAAAGATAGCACCAGCCACAGTTCAGGACTTTACCGTACCCAGAACACTAGGCAATGGAACCCATGAAGGTACTCCCAAAAACGCCCAGGAGTATTCGGATATGATGGCTAAAAAGGGGCAGAAAATTGGTATTCAAGACGCTGAGGGTGTTATTGAATCGGTAAAAGAGTGGTCTGAGAATGCTTACGAAATCAGAGAAGATCAGAAAAATGGCAGAAGCAGCAAAGATGCTGATAACCTTGATTTATTTATAAAGCAATCCACTCCATTCCCAGGAGAAATATCTAGGGGATTGAATTTTGATTCTGAAGAAGAACTTAATAAGTTTGTGAAAGGCGAAGATGGAATTCTGGGGAACCAAAACGCCCACGCTTCTTGGACTTCTAATTATGAGAAAGCCAAGGATTTTGCTGGCATGAACCTATCTTCTGTCAAGAAAACCTATCCTGTTATCGTTAAAGCACCGAATAAATCGGGTGTGTCTATTAGAAATTTAAGTACATTTGGACAGGAAGAGGACGAGGTTGTCGTATCAAAAAATACGAGACATAAAATTAAAAGTGTAAGAAAAGAAGGTGATCTTACTATAATAGAAACCGAAGAAATTTAATCAAGGACAAATTTATCCTCTGTTTTGTCCAAAGCAAAAATGATATAATTTAATAATAATTGCCTCTCGCGGTGTTTACGCACTACGAGAGGCTTGTAAACCAACACTTTCAAGGAGATGGTTCACTATGTCAGACATTATACGATCAATTCGTGCCGAAATGGTATTAGGCAACAGAAGTATTGATTGCTATTTGTTCCCAGATGGGGAGAAACGGATCGGAATCGGTGGCGCGAGTATTGCTATTGGACACGGTAAAGAGTATTTGGGGCGCTTATTGAAAAGCGAATCAGAGGATCTCGGAAAACTCAAAATCATGGGATTCTGTGGAAAAATTGTCGAAACGGAGTTTCTGTTTGGGAGAGGATCTACTCGCTCCAAAACTATTTCTTTGGCTGATTTTGATATTCTGATGATGTTTTTTGTTGACTTGCGGATGAAAAAAGAAAAGAAAAATCCTGAAGGTATTGTTAGGGATAAGTTATTAGAACAGTCAGGGGGATCTAAAGAGGTTTCTACATTGGCAGGAAAGATAGACATATTAACCCCATCGCAAATAATAGAAGTAAAACAGGTTAATGGATGGAAAGGGGCTTTAGGACAAGTTTTAGTCTATGGATATTATTACCCGTCTCATCAGAAAAGGATTCATTTGTTTGGAGAGTGCCATAGTAGCTATCTCGATATTATCCAAAAACATTGTCAAGAATTTGATGTTATTGTTACATGGGAATAAGATTTACCAGGTCGGCTAAACGGAGTCTAAAGCCCTCAAAGAGCTACAGGGTATGGGTTTCACAGGTCGCACAAAAGACACTGAGGTTAAGATAGCCAGAGGTGCGACACGAAGCAAGACCATCTCATCCAGAGACTTTACGAAGTTAATCACATGGGATGCGGTAGTTAACAATAATCAAGATTCCATTATTTTGTTGGCTGCGTTTGCCGAGACGGGGTTGGATGACATATTGGAAAAAGTCTTCACCCGGCAATCGTTGGACTTTCTGTTAGAAAAAATAGTCCACTATAGCAAATGGACTATGGAAGACTTACAAGAAGCCCTCGATGCAAACAACGATGATTGGAGAGTAATCAGAGAACAAGAGCAGTTTCTGTTAGATGGCTAAACATCAAATTTGTTTAACAGGTTAGTATGGGATATATGCTACTCTTAACCCCATGCTATCCCTAAAATTCGTTGCCAACCAAGCCCAAAATTACCTCAATAAATTAATCAGAAAGTTTCAGAACCTCACACCTGAACTGCATAAAGTTGGGCAGTTTATGGTGGCATCAACCGATGAGAACTTCCAGAAGGAACAGAGTCCTTACGGGGAGAAATGGGAACACCTAGCCCCATCAACCCTTAAATACAAGGCTAGTCGGGGTTTTATTATGCAAATACTACAACGCCAAGGATTGTTGCGATCTTCTATTCGAT